TGCTTAAAAATTTACGACTATCAATTTTCACAGGCTCAGACTTCTTGACGCTCATTTTAAATCCCTCAATACCACTACTTATAAATAGGTTTGCGAGAAAAATCATATCTTAGGCAGATCCGCTTCAGAAATCACCGAATCGCCAATCGTAGCTGTAACATCATCTTTATTCACTATTACTTCGTAATTCTCTTTAATCACTTCTCGAATGACATCCTCACTAATAGTCACCTTGAAGATGCTACTACCCAACGGCCTAGTGTAGCCGAATTCATCAGCGGCACTGTAGCCGCCTTTAGTGAGACCATCCAGCTCCTTTGACTCCATTAAAGCTTGGAAACCGTTTACAATCGCTTCGTCTCCGACGAAATCTCCACGTTTTTTCCGCCATGATTTAAGGATTTCACGGCGTCGCTCTTTCTTTTTATTACTGCGCATTTCATTAATGACTCGATCTTCAGCTTCGTAATCGTAACCCCTGATCCGACCTTCCATTGGCTCAGGTGGCGCCGCTGCAGCAGCAGCATCACCGCCGACATCCGGCGTTTCACCGCCAGCAGCCTCAGCTCCTACGTCTTCCGGGCCAGCCCCAGGTGCACCGCCAAGATCCAAATCACCTAAACCGCCATCTCCTCCACCTTCATCTCCACCACCAATGTCAAGTCCAGCACCCATGTCTCCTAGTATACTGCTACCACCGCCGCTACCGCCGCCGCCACCTCCACCACCACCTTCTTCCTCATTGGCAGCATATTCATCTATCTCTTGGATCTCATCGGGAGACAGATCAGTAAAATGCGTGACGATCCAGTCTTTAGGAAACCAGCCGAGCCCCTTGATGTCGCTCATAACGTTAACGCGAGTTGCCCACGTCTCTATGCGATAAAGTTCTTCCATCGCACTATTAGCGGTACAATTTATAGTAAAGCCTTTTAAATCGTCAGCTCCGAAACCTCTTAACGCTAAATGTACAATGGCCACCTTCGTTAATCCGGCGGACACTTCTCGCTGAATCCACTGTACCGACTTAGCGAATTCACTGCTACTTTGTGACAGGCTTTTCTCGTTAGCTTCACCAGCACCCTCACCGATACCAACCCTTGCAAATGGGATCTTCATCGGCGCAATCATCTTTTTCTTAAAGTACTCGATATCCTGGATCTTGTCCATATTCTCGCCACCAGGCAAGGTCTCCACATCAGGACCGGATCCATCGGCTCGCCTAGGTAAGAAAAAATCGTCTTCTTGAATCAATGGGCTATATCGTTCATCGAACGAACCAGTAGTTGGATTATAGAACCTCTGACGTTTGAAATTACGAGCTATCATCTGCAAATATTCAGGCACCTCTTTGGGGGGTATATTGCCAACAGGAATGGTGAATTTACGTTTTTCAGGAGCACGAGTGATTCTATAAATCAACGCTGCGTCTTCCATCAAGCGCAATTGTTTAAATGCTTTACGACCGCCATCTAAAATTGATCGGCCATAGGGTGCAAAAATGTTTTCGAAGCTAGATAGCCTGAGGTGCATCACTTGCCAAGGATGCAGGAACATCGGCTTGCTCCACAAAGGATCGCTATAAAAGAAGCCTACTAAGTCACCATACCTGGTCTCTATTCTCGTAAAATTATAAACTGACATGTATTTTAATGCAGTTACACCAGTGCGATTCGCATCTAGAATCACTTCGAATGGCAAATCGCCATACTTACAGAGATATCTTACAGTGGGCCGAAGTTGGTTGTCCCAATGAAGTACATTGTAAAATAGCTCTTCTAATTCCTTCTTTATTCGTCGTGTTTTAGCCTTGATGACCAAAGTATGCTTGACTTCTGGGTCTACCAAACTTGCTTCGTCCGCATATAAGTCCAGCGCCAGGCTGATCTCGCCAGTCTGATCCATCTGTTCGTAGTCTTTATATCTCTCCAGCCGATTAATTTGCAGGTTAGTCTGATCGAGAATAGCAGCAGACTGGTTAAAGTCTAAGAATTCTCCGCCAGCTGTCAATTTATCAAGATTGCTTTGATTACTAAAAATCCGTTCTACAGGATAGATGTTGAAATTTTTAGTTAAAGCCCTGATGCGGTCAAATACCAACCAATTGCTAGGCATCGATTAACTCCTATAATTTTATCTTTAATAAAATGTAACACATAGATTGGGCTAACATTTATTAAATGCGCATCTGGCCCAGCAACTTATCTACAGATACTCGCCACCGAGGGAAAATACTGTAACAGGAGCACCTCATGGACATATCACCGATATACCAAAATGGCGATTCTGATTGTGGCGTAGCATGCTTGCAAATGCTACTTAATTACCACAAAGTCCGTAGACACGGCTCTCTTGCCAATGCCGTTGATGGAGTCCAAATTCGAACCATCGAAAGCTTCTTAAGAGAAAAAGGTTTACAAGTCGTAGCAGGCAACATGACTATACATCTATTAAAATATTTCGTAGCTCGAAAATTACCAATTATATGCTTAATAGATGGTCATTACGTTCTAGTTAAAGGCTTTGAACCTCGAAAAATCATCTATAACTGCCCTGTTTTAGGAGAATTAAAAGAATCGCACGTGAAATTTAATAAGAAATGGTTTAATACCCATGATGGCAATTGCTTAACATCATGGGCTATAGTGGCATTCTGATCTAACTCGATTCAATTTAGCTTCAAAGATCTATGATAGTTTAATGCTGCATTAAGTTAACTGAATCAACATTTATTCATCTCTTTTAAAATATTTGGGTGGAGTAATTACAGGTCGACCTTGTGAGATCGGAATAGCACCTAGCTGCAGCGTGAAGGCATCAATAGCGCGAGACGCTGCTATATCAGGGAAATCAGTGGGAGCCAAAGCCATCGGCATCATTACACCCATTCCGGATTCGAGGATGTTCTTCTGCAAAGCCGCCTTAGACACATCTTTTTGTATAATAGACCCTAGTGGGCTCTTAAAATCCAAACCGCCATTCACAGGCATCAAGCCTGAGCTATCTGAGAAACCAGCATCAGCAAGACCTACCATAGCCAAAGCGGTCGCAATAACCAAGTCGTCGTGATTACCTGAACCTTCTTCAGCCTCTGTTCTCATAGTATCTCTGCCCATTCTATCACGTTTACGAACATACGTTTGAAATTGTTTATATAATCGCTCGGAATAAATCGTATATCCCTCCTCACCATTGGTGCGGAAGTGATCCATCAATAATTTATTGAGTGACGCTTTGCTGCTCCCTGTAGTAGCAAAACCGTAAGCGGCTACCTTCATTGCTTTTTGGCGCTTACGACTAGCTCCACCAGGTGTAGGCTTATCATTTAGATCCTTACGCCGCCACAACCGCGGATATTGTATGTCATATCTGAGCTGATCGATGATTATATCGCCCCCGTTATTCCGTTCCACCACAGCTAACGCGCAATTGAAGTATCTGCCTATACGATCGATATATTTTACGAATTCTCTGGGAAGAACTCTAGCCATGAACTCTGCCACTTGCTCCCTAGTATCGACATCGAAGATTTCTATCGCACTGTAGTCACGGCCCTTACCCGTCGCCATATCCACGCCCATAACGTAACTGTGAGCTGGGATAGTCGGATTTAACAATATCCCACTGCGTCTACGCTCCGGTATAGTAAGGACCGGCTTTTTCCAAATCCAAAATCCTTCATCTTCTGAGTCAAATTCGAAATCCATATCTTCTTCTTCATTACTCGCTGGATTTACATAAACCTGTATCCCCTTGACCTTCTCATCTGGCTTCTGGACGCAGTCACCCATATAAGATAGCACGCTTTTGTCCAGGACGGTACCGCCACTGCCTACAAAATGAGCTAATATTTCCTGCTCGAACTTCCACCCCTCACCTTGCTCTTGTAGCGCTCTATATTGGTCTTCTAGCCAGGGGCTCCACTTGGGGCCATATTTCATGGGGTCTAACTTTAACCTGCCAAACTGTGAAACGTCGATTAATTGGTTATCGCAGTTGACAAGATTATCGGTTGGCGCTATCCTCTTAAAATCGTTTGACAATTGGTCTTTATATTCTATAGCCCAGTCCATATCCCACCAATTAATATTAATGGGGTTCCATCCATTTATGCGTTGTTCTGCGTCCGTCCATGTGGACCAGTACCACCCGCCTACACCAGCGGTGGTGCTAATGCATATGACACGGCCACCATGTTGCAACGTAGGCCAGCCTGCAGCCCACATTACATCCATGCCTTGAATAAACGCCGCTTCGTCAATAATGTTCAACGATGATGCGTGTGATCTCAATACTTCCGGATGGCTGGTTAAGCTCGTTATCTTGCTATTATTAGGGAATATGATTTCGTGTTCATTTAATTTTATAGGCTTCCAAAGCTCTTGCATCCACTCTGGCAAGTTTTCATACAGAAAGACTATATGCTCCCTCAGGAAGCTCATAGCATCGTCGTTTTTCCTTGAGACAATCAATATGGTTTTATAATTATTAAACATTGCAAACCAGAGCGCAAATGCTCCGCTTATCTTACTGATTCCAGCCTGACGACATTTTCTAAAGATATTTAATTTATTCTCTCGGAATGACTGTATAGCTCTCTGCTGATATTTAAATGGAGTAAAAGGTAACATGCCAGCTGAAGGATGCTTTATCTTACCAAATGCATTCAGAAACCATAAGCATGAATCTCGACATCGTTTGATCACTTCACGCTGCGTCGATGAAATCTTAATACTGAAACTCCTGCGTGTCAGCTAGAAGCTTGGTCAGATCTGCATCGACTATGTTGGCTGCGTTATTACCACTGACACTTATATTATTGACATTTAATGTAGCCTTGGTGGCAGCTAGCGTCTTAGCAGCAGTCTCTAACATTTTCACGGCGGTACCATTAATGCCCGACTTCACTTCCACAGCAGTGACCAATGATTCTAGCAATCTGCCGGGTGATTGGCCACGTGCAATGTCTTTTGCGATCTCTTCGCGAATCAAGTTAATGGTATCTTGTGCTTCCTGTCGGTCAGATCTACATGATTGAAGCACTTCATCTGTTACGAGATCTAATTGATCTAAATATTTCTTAACATCGACAGGAGCTTGCGCAGCTTGAGCTGAACCCATTATTTCGACAGTAGGTCTGTTATCCAACTGACGAAGCGGTTCTTCGATTGGTTTGCTAACCAAACCGGGCGATTTTAACTCATTAATTAGATCATCTAAATTTTCTGGGTCAGACATCAGTCACCGAAATGTTCGTTGCCAAAAACGGCCTTCAAATAATAATTATCGTTTTCACTTACTGCTAGCTCTCTTAATATCTGGGCTATCGGCTCTTCCTGCGCCATTTCGTGCAATAGGCGCATGTTACCAGTTTTACGAATCGCTTTAATAGATTCTATAGCGCACATAAGAGGTATTTTGATACGCCTAGAACCCATGCTCTCTCCACGTGCTTTCGCTGCATTCTCACGTTGAGTCTTGGTGCTCTTATCGTGTGCATGCTTCGATCTACCATGCGACATTTTGTGGATCGGCTTACGAGACGGCAAAATCCGTCGACCAACGGCAATTCCGCCAGTGCTTAAAGCATTGTGGCCAGTAGCATTATCTTTATGGTTTGTCTCTGGCGCTGAAACAACCGTTCTGCTATTAATGCGGTCCTTGATCGCTTTCTCTAAAGATTCAGAGATTAAAGCGTCAATGTCGCTAGTTGTACACTTGCCAGTGTCTATTTTCGACTCAATCCAGTGATCTGACATGGGAGCACTCCTTACCACTGTATATTTTCTATGATTCATCTTCAGCGTCTTTAGCATCCCCACGCCGATCCAGCTTAAAGTCTTTAATAGTCCTATTGATTGGCGAATCAGTAAAATCGAAGCTGTTTAACTTCACAAATCTTAGAAAACCAGCGACGGTTGCTCGGTTTAATTTAGAACGCTCCATCAACTTACCAATTAAACCATCATATGGTTTAAAATCATGTAAGACCAGATATTCAAGCGCATCGATAATAGCAAGATATTCCTTGTTATACATGCAAACCTGACGGGCTTCCTGCACGAACCGAAACAACACATCATTTAATGGCTTGGATTTATTATTAAGGTGATTGATATAAGAGTGAGAGTTTTTACGATCACGCCCTTCTTTCTTAATGTAAGCTAAGATTACCGTCCTTGATATCTGACTCCACATATTAAAGACTTTGCTCATCCCGCGAAATAGTATTGTGTCAGACCCGCCGAATAAGCCTTGCACTGGTTCAATAATAGGTTCGTAATGTAGCCTGGTGCTACACTTCTTACAACGCTTGAATTCCTTGAAGACCTGATAGAGCGTCTTTATACCATACTCTTTAGTGCCCGGATCATAGATTATACTATCATTTGGCCGGTCAAGATGAAAACACTTACGACAGTGAGGCCTAGCTCTGTATTTATACAGTGTTTTTTCTATCTGCATCCAGCCAGTGGTTAACAGATCACCGAAGCTGCTATCGTCTTGACCAGGATATATCTGATGTAGTCCTTGCTTCCTAATGACCTGTCTGATCAATTCAGACGCATTAGCCATGATTCTATCTCTGAGAGCTACGCTAGTACAACCTGTCCACAAGTATTTAGTTAGCTCCCACTCCACTATTTCGTTTTTGAAATAGTGACGTCGCATCGGTACTTCACTTGGACTTAAATTTAAAACTGAATCTTCTTCTGATGAGTTCGCTTCCATCGATCGTACCACCAGGAAATGCAACTATTGATTCGTAACCCATGTCAACAATAGCTTTTAATCGAGCTTTTGAATGTTGATATAGGTATTTATTACACCGGAAATAAAAATCGTAGATTTTGCTGCTGCCTACCGAATTAAGTCGAACCGCACGGCCGACCTTTTGAATGAAATCCGTGGCTAGCTTACCTCCAGTAGCTAATATCAAGTGTTCAGTACCGCCTTTTAAGTCTAGGCCACGATTCAGTATTTTACCGCCTATAATAACCCTGATCTCACGTTGCTCAAATCTGCTGAGCGCTATCTTCCGTTGCTTGTGGTTAGTTTTACCGAAGATAAACTCTGTGTCAATTTCATTGGCTTTAAACAATGCTAATAAGTTGTTGCCTAAAGCCTCGCGCTCCACTAAAATTAACACTCCATCTGTGCTG